ACGGGTCCCAATGCCGCCACGAACAAACCCACATTGACCACGGATTTTTGTGTGGCGGGGTTCAGTTCGCTCAACGATTGGGCGAAACCTTTGATCTTGTCGATGATCGAGGTGACCGTTGGGGCCAGGGCGTTTCCGATGGAAATTTGGGCGGCCTCAACCGCTGACCTCATCGCGGCCAAACCACCCTTGGCGGTGTCGTCCATTTCGGCGGCCATCTCGGACGCCTTCCCACCTGAGTTTTCGAGGGCCTTTCCGAGGTCATCCAGGTCCTCCAAATTTTTCCCGAAAATGGGTTGCAGGATGGCGGCCCGTTTGCCCAACACATTGATGGCGTCAACGTATTCCAGGGAACCATTGATCAAACCCGTGAATGTGGATTTGACATCGACACCCTGGGCGGCCAATTGGCTGAACGCCATTTTCAGTTTGGTCCCTGCGTCGGAACCCGCGATCCCATTGTTGGCCAGGACACCGAGGAGGGCGGTGGTTTCCTCTAAGCTGAAACCGAACTCCGCCGCAACGGGTCCCGCGTTTTTCATGCCCTCGGAAAACTTGTCCAGGTCGAGGGCCGACCCTGCGAATGATGCCGCCATGACATCAGCAACACGCCCCGCCTCACTCGCGTCGAGACCGAATTGGGCGATCGTTGATCCCACCACCTCGGCGGTTGGTCCCAACTCCTGGTCGAAAGCCTGGGCCAGGGCCAGGGTGGAACCTGTGGCCTTGGTGATTTCCTGGGCCGACAAACCGAGTTTGGCGAACTCAAGTTGGAGGGCCGAAACGGATGACGCTGAAAACACCGTCGACGCGCCCAAATCCCTGGCGTTTTTCTCCAGGGCTTGAAACTCCGTTGACGTTGCCCCCGAAACCGCTTTGACCTTTCTCATCGCCAATTCGAAATCGGCGGCGACTTTGAACGATGACGCACCGACCGCGGCCAACGGTGCGGTCAAACCCACGGTCATGGAACGACCGACCGCGGACAGGTTGTTCGCGGTGTTTCTGAGTTTTCGTTGGGCCGTGGTGAGGCCCTTTTCAAATTGGTCGGTCCTTAATCCGAGGACGACGGAGAGGAGGGATTGACGCGCCACGATGCGATGTTGTTTTTGATTTCTTCGGTTACTCCTGGATCAGGTTGTTTTTGGTATTCGTACGGGTGGAAATCGTCGGGCCGATATGGTTTCGGTTGACGTCTGCGGTCACGGTTCACGTTTGCCATCATCGCCATGATCGTGGACGTGTGGTTCCACATTCGGCGGTCCTGGTCACGAACCCCGCGACTGAACGCGGCGAACTCCGCGAACGTCATGTCCCAAAATTCATTTGGGCGCAAACCGAGGGCCAACCCTGTGGAATACAGGTTTGACCAGGTTGACGGTGTGGAGGAGGGGACGACATCATCGCCGTCCCCCCCATTCACTTTTTTCCGTCGTCGCCCATTTGATCGGACAACGACATCCCGATGGCCTCGGACAGTTCCTGGAAACGCTCCATGTCGGCGAGAACCACCGCGGCGATTCGGTCAAACGACACGTCGGGACGTGGCTGACCATTGAGATCGGCGGCGTTCATGACACCCCAATACACCATCGTCGGGATGAAATCGAGGGCGTTTCGCTTGACGAACTCGTCAAGTTCAGCCAACTCGAAACCCTTGTCCTGGCACATGAGGCGAAACGCGTTCATGTTGAGGAGGACGTCAAACGACTCATCGCCGACGTCCACCGTTGTTTGTCCTCTCAAACTGTTGGCCATGCGTCAAACATTAAAATGTCCCCTCGGACAGGTTGTGACAATCGAACGTCACCGAGAACGATGTGGAATCGTTGAGGGGTGCGTTTTCCTCGAATGAACTGATGAACGCGTCGACCTGGATGAACGGGTCACCTGTGACGCCTGACCCGTATTGGAGGGTCAATTCAGTTTTGTCAATGACTGCGTCGATCAGGTTGGTCCGTCCGACGTTGTCGTACGCCGTGAGACCTTCGACGGAGATGGTGACGGTTCGTTGTCCTGGTAGGACTGTCCGCGCGCCGTCGTTGTCTTTGCAGACGGTTTCGATCATCTCGTTGGAGATGTTGAGGGATGCGTTGGTTCCGCATGCGATCAGGTCAAATCCGCCGCCGCCTCCCTGGATGTAGACGCCGACCAAATTTCCCTTGACTGTTCCTGTGGTTGCCATGTTGGTGGTTTTTTGGGTTGATTGGGTTGGTTACTCCTCGCCCTCGTCGTGATCGTCCTGGGATGTGGAATGGTCATCGGTTTCGGTGACCTCCTCGTCACACTCCGAACAGGGATCATCGGTGTCCTGACATGGACACGGATGGGTCGGGCCTGGGTCGGTTTCGGTGGGATGAAGGATCGCCAAACCCGTTTCAATGAGTTCGGTTCCATACTCCTGGGAAACGAGGGCGGTGTGGCCAACGGGCCAACGTCGTCCGTCGATTGGGGCGATGGTTAAGATTTTCACGAATCGAAAATCCGTCCTGGGCTGTGACCAGGGGTTGACCTTGTCAAGTTCCTGACCGTGAGGTCGGCGGTGGTTGTCAGGTGTGTGGGGCCTGGGCGGTCCTGGATGCGGTGACCAGGTATTCCGCGATCGTGACGAATGTTTCGTCCCCTGGGATGATGCCCGTTTCCAGGTCATCGAATCGGATTTCATACGTCACCCCGCCGATGGTTTGGACGTGGTTGTCCAACTCGTCCCGACACGCGACCGCGATGTTGAACGAATCGCGTGGGTTGTCGTCGTATGCGGTCACCTGGATGGTGATGAAATCCAGGTCAGACGACAGGTGTTTCGTTTCGGACGTGTTGATGTCAATGAGATCAACGACAACCGCGGGAACCTCGGTCCCCTGTTTGCGTTGGATCGCGAAAATGTTGGTGGAGGCGACCAATGATGTGACGGTCGCGTCGGCTTGGAGAATGTCAATGATGTCGCCAATCATGATTCGACCAGGTTTTTGATGGCCTTGGCGATGCGCTCCTGGGCGGCGGGGGCCGTTGTGCGGAATGCCTTTTCAATGAAACCGCGCGCCTGGACACCTCGACGGGTGATCCGTGGGACGCGGACGATGGCCCCGCCAGGTGTGAAAACTGAGAACAAACCACGTTTGGCGGTGTACACACCACCACGCGATCCCAATTCAATGATGTGGGCGTATGGCGCGGCCTTGTCGCCCTTCCCACCCCTGGGACCAATGAGGACGGTTTCCCCGTCCCGACGGTTTTTTTTGCCCCTCCTGGTGACAATGGAATCCCGCAAACGACCCGTCCGTTGTGGTGCGGTTCGTTTCATTTCCTTTTTTATGGGTGGCGCGCCCTTGCGAAGGATTCGCGCGGCCCCTTTCCGACCCGCCTTTTGTTCCAATTTTCTCAGACGTGTGGCGAGTTGGTCCACACCATCGATTCGAATGTCGCTCATGATTCGTTGTCCCGTTTGGTGGTGATCAATCTGATGGCCTCATCCCGTCCGATGGGTTCAATGGATTGGATGTCGTAATACTCGCCATCGTACTCAACGCGGTCGGTGAGGACCACATCCGTCCGATGTCGGATCGTGAACGACACACGGTCGATCCCGACACGTTGGTCCCCCTCCTGGACCTCACGACCCGAATGGAATTTGACTGTGGCCCATGTGTTGGCCCTCAGTTCCCAACTATATGTCGAATGGTTCCACGCGTCGACCGCGATTCGCCTGGTTTGGATGGCGATTCGTTTGTCCAATCGTCCGATGTTCATGAGAACGATTTGAGGCGATACGGGTTCATCAGGAAAATGGAGGACATGGGGGTTTCGTATGTGCGGAAACCACCGACATCCTGTCGGTTTTCGTAGAGGTGGCCAATGATCAGCAACATGGCCGACACCAACGGATCAGGTCGGTCCGTGTTGGTGTATCCTGTTTTCACGTCTACACGAAACGCGTTCACCTGGTCCGCCACATCGGTGGGGATTTCCAACACGCGCAACCTGGACGGATAGGACACCCCATCGAATTGGTGATCCTCAGAGGATAGGAACTGACGGTCGCCATTGTTGTCGATGTAGGACACCCCTTTCGTTTGTGTGCCATGATCGATGATTCGGTCGATGATGGCATTGGGTCCCGCGTGGATGTTTGTGAACTCATGGATGTGGTCGAAATGGAATTCCAGGTCCGTCGTTTGTAGGAACGCCCCTGTGTATTTCTCGACCATATCGTACGCGGCCCCAACGTACGCGGTGATCAACGTGTCGTCGAGGTCGTGGTCCACCCTCAAATGGTCTTTGGCCGTGGTCAAACTCACCACGTCGGTCGGTGCGGGAAATGAGGTTTGTTCGATGGTCATTTTGACGATTGAGGTGATGGAATTGGGGGCCGACCCTATGTCGACCCCCTCATTCCTGGTTCAGCTTATGCGACGGGGTCCTGGTTGGCTGTGAGACCCGCGAGGACGCGGACGCTACCCGCGCGGCGGACGTTCGCGTTGGCGTAATAATCCGCGATCAAACGGACCGTCCCCTGGTGGCTCAATGTGAACGGATCGACGGTGATGTCGATTCCACCGAATTGAGCGATGAACAGGTCAGACGGATCAACGAAAAAGATGGGTCGAACGTCTGCGTCGTCCGTCCCTGAACTGATCCCGCTGAAATAGTCCTGGGCGTTGATGTGTTGTTGTGCCACGTTGGTGGAACTGAACACCTGGTATCCGAGGACCTGGTTTCCTGAGTTCAAAACGAGACCCGAACCCGTGGAGAGTTCGACACCTTTGAGGTGGGCGGCCATCGTTGGGTCCATCAGGAGGACCAGGTTTTCCCCTGCGGGGTCCTGGGCCAGGAATCCACCCTCGTGGGAAACGAGGTCGGCGTATGATGTCGCGGCGCATGTGTCGCCGTCCACCACCGAACCGTCGGTGATGTTTGACGATGCGAACAGGTTGGTCCCGATGACGTGGGCGTCCAACGCGTTGGCCAATGCGACCGACATGTCACGGGCGATGACCGCATCCAACGCGGGGTCGGATTGGTTGATCATCTGACGGGTCAGGTCCATTCGCATGGCAAACCGACGCGGTTGGAGTTTGGTGTCACCGAAATCGCCGTCGATGTTGTTGACGGTCGAGGCCTCCGTGGTGGACGTGGCGTCAACATTCGGGAGGGACGGGAGAACGAGGTCACCCGTTGCCTGGATGACGGTGGCCCCCATGCGCTCCAGGACAGGAACAGGTCGGAGACCCTCGATGATCGGGGCGTGGTCGATGCCACGGGTGGCGTCTCCCTGGTTCTGACCCGATGCGTTGTTGACGGTGTACGTCTCATTCGCGCGGGATTCACCCATCAGCCATGACGGGATCGTCAAGTTTCCACGGGCCTGTTGGCCTGCTTTGTTCATCTCGGCGCGGCCCTCCTGGACCATTTCCGCCTCGACTCCGTCCAATTGTCCTTTGTTGGCGATGTCTGCGACGGCCTTGGACAGGCTGAATTTGCCACGAATCTCCGCGACCTCCTTGGCCTCGGATTGGCTGACAGCCTCACCCGCGGCGGCGGCGAACACGGCCTCGTTGGACTTGGCCCGTTGGATTGATTTGTCGAGGTCGTTGATTTGGACGTGGATGTTGTCCTGGCGTTCATTCTCCTCGACGGTGAATTCACGCTCCTCGGATGCGACGGTGTCGAGGATGTTTTCGAGTTCCTCAACCAACGCGCCACGCTCCTCCATGAGTTTGTTGGAATGTTTCATGTTTGGTTTTTGAGTTTTGCGAGGTTGAGGCGGCGGACCGACCACGCGAGGCGGTCGAACCCTTGTTCCTTGGTCTCGACTTGGTTTGGATTGTTTGGGGTTTTGTCAGGTGGCGTCGGTAGCGAACGGGCCGCCACACGGGTGGCCTCATACGCGGGGAACGTCACGACGGACAAATCGATCAGGGAACCGAGACGGGTGATGTGACGATGGATTTTTCCATCCTCACGCTCCTCCCATTCGTCGGCGTCCACGGTGAACGCAAACGACGCCTGGTCGACATCGCCGCGTTGGATACTTTGGTGGAGGTCCTGGGCGTATCCCTGGGGACCTACGGGAAACGAGAAAAACAACCCCTGGTCGTCGACTCTCATTTCCAACGTCCCCTCGCCTTTTTTGGATCGGGCCAGGGGAAAATTGGGGTCGTGGTTGAACAACATTCGGACGTCATCGTTGAGGACGTCACGGAATGCGGCGGGGTCGATTGTTTCGGTAAATGAACCGAGGTCCGCGGACGATCCGAATGTGGACGCGTACCCCTCGATCCGTGGGGCGTCCTGGGACTCGGTTTCAGCGGTCCGCGATTCGATGTTTGTGATGGTGAATCGTCGTTCCATGATTTGATTGATGTTTCGGTATCCACCCCCGTCGTCATCGTCGTCGGTGGCGGTGGCGTGGTTTTCGCATGCCATGTAGACCGTTTCCCCCTCCAGGTCATGGGTGTGGTGACCCTGACATCCGATTTTTTCCGCGTACGCCTCGGCCTCGGCGATCGTGCTGAACACGGGTTCGCCGTCAATGGTTCCGACACGGGCGCGGGAATCCTCGTCCTCCTGGTTTGATTTCAATGGGTGGCCGTCGGGGAACAGGTCGGTGTCGTGTTTGCCACTTCGGAATTTTTCGTTTTTCAATGCGTACAGGAATGAATTGACCCGTGAATACGCCCACATCTCAGGGGACGTCACGTTCGGTCTGACTGATGAGGGGTTGGTTTTGTAGGCTCCGACCCCACGTTTGAAAACCTGGGCCACCATGCGGTTGGTGGCTCGGTGGATTTTGTCGTCCGCGTCCAGGTCCTCATTGTATTCCTCGACTTTCGTTTCCAGGCCATTTTTGACGGCCTCGGAAAACCC